CGTCACCCTGAAGATTACAAAGATGAACCGTTGATTAAAGGTGAGATAAAATATTATGGCTGATCCAAGAATACTAAGCAGAATCATTCAACTAGGAAAAGAACTAGGTGCTAACATATCTAATAGTCTAGGCACTAAATCAAATGTTAATTTCCTGGGATCCGGGCCCAAGGATGGTATGTTATTTCAAAAAGACATTAACCCAGAATCATTTCTAGCTATTGGTACTCAAAAAGTTTTACCAGATATTGAGGCTTCGATAGGTTATGCTTCAGGCAATAAGTTAAATGGTTTTCAACTAGAACAACTAGAAAAAAATTTAATAACAATGAAAGAATCATTGAACCCTACTAACGTTGTTGAGATGGGTACTGGTGGTATAGATTCATTAAGAGCTAGATCAGGGCTCGTGGAAAGACAAGCAACTGATGCAGCTAGTGATACATCAAGTGTAAGAAAAGAAGCTGTAGAAAAATATGGTATTCCACCTAAAAGATTTGATGAAGTTATGAACTCTCAATTTGATGAAAAACTAGGAGATGATTTATTAAGAGAAACAGCCGGTGTCAGTCAAGCTGATGCAGCAGGTATTTTAAAGTCTGCAAGAGTGGGTAACCCTTTTAAAACACTTAGCAAAGAAGAAAGGGTTAACAATCTTTTAGATGATGTAGGAATGACACCAAAAGCTATTGATGCAAGTATTGCACAAGATAGGGCATCGGGGATCATGGCAACTGTTGAGAAGGGTGATCTTCCAGCTAAGACTGGAGCCGCTAGAGAATTTTTAGTTAATAGTTTAAAAGTTGGAGACGACTATCCATCAACTACATTAACAGATGTTATGTCAGCACAAGATATGAAGTATATTATGGAAGGTGGTGGAGGAGCAATGGGTGATCCATTAGTTCTAGTACAAAAGTATTTTGGTCCAAGAATCGCTGAGATGATTCCTAATGGTGGCACAACTGAAGAGATCGCAATATTCACAAAAAGAGTTATGGACAACGTTGAAGACGCAAAAGGTTTTAAACCAGATGAACCTGAGTTTGATGCTATGACGGCAACGTTCGTAGATCAATTAGCTGATGGCGGTAGAGCCGGTTATGCACAAGGCGGACTAGCTAAAATCCTGGAGCTGTAATGGCTACATTTAGTGAGATGCGTGCCTTGGAAAGAAGGTCTATTAGTCAATCTATTCTTAAGGACTTACTACCACTAGATCCAAAAGCTACTTTTGAAGAACTGTTTCTTATATCTAAAAAGTTTCCTGGGAAACAATTAGGTAGAGACAAATTAGATAAAGCAATAAGATTACACCCTAGTTTTAAAAAAGTTGTTGCTGATTTAAATACAGGTGAATTAGGTAGAAACTATAAAGGTTTAAAAAGTCCAGAAATAACAATTGGTGCTGTAAATAAAGTGTATCAATCTGTGAAAGAAAGAGATGTCGCTGCTACAAAAATACTGGAACCTATTTTACAAAGAACAGGTAATGACCCTATAAAATTAATAGAAGAGTATAATAAAACAAATAAAAAACTTATAAAAGGTCCCCTTGCTGATAAAATAAGGTCTCTACCTGAATATAAGGAATTTTTAAAAGCTGACAAAAGCGGGTTTTCTAAAACGGCGGGAGCTAAAATTAAATCTACTGAGATATCAAGAGAAATGTTAAGATTTATAACATTCAATAAGTTTACTAGAACACTTCCTGAGGGGAGTAAATATAGTGATTTTACTTCTTTAGAAAAAATACTTAAAAGTATCGGTAAAGAAAAAATACCTACACCCAAAAGAAATACTGGAGTAGATGGCACAAGATATAAATTTTTTGATTATAAACAATTAGAAAAAATGTTAGGAAACTCTATTGTTTCCCCGGATGGAAGAGAGTTTTTTAAAAATCCTACAGACAGCCAGATATCAAAATTACGTAGGTTTTTTAAAGATGGAACTTATTTATTTGGAGAGAATACAGAAGATGTTGTTAAAGCAATTCATGGAAGCGATAAATTACAAAATTTATTAAAACAAAAAAATTTTCCAGATCTACAAACATTTAAACCAGAACTTGAAAAAGTTTTAGGAAAAGAAATCACAAGTTCTCAAGTTTCTCATGGAACAAGGGTGTATTCAGATTGGACTAAAGGTTCGATGTATAAAAACATGGGTCTCGACTTTAAACCCTCTCCTGCAGAAACAAGACTTGGAAATAAAATTTATTCACAGTTACTTGGCTTTAAAAGAAACAACCCCTGGTCTAGAGGTGAGTATGAACATGCAATGCGTGAAATTAAAGCAAACATGCCCAAAGAAGCTGGAAGTCTAGGTTCTTTTAAATCTTATATGAGTAGGTATCTGCCAAAAGGGTTTTTAGAGCAGAAAAATTTAAATGTTAATGAAGTGTTTAGCGTGACTCAAACTTCTAGAAATAAAGCATATCCCTATGCCTATTTTGTGGATGTCATCGATGCAGATATTAACCAAAAAAATTTAGCTGCCCTTCAAGGAAGGCTATCGACTGCTGTCAGAGAGACTAGAGATCAAATTAGTAAACTGAGAGCTGGTGACAATTCAGTTTCATATAAAGATTTAGAAAAAACTATTTCTGATTTTCAAAAAGAAAGAAAAACTTTTGATAGTACTATTAAAAGAAATTTTCCTGGTAAAAATTTTAATTTACCAGATATTGTTTTAGGTAGTGAAAAAGAAATTTTATCAAATGATTTTAATATTGCAGATAAAGTATATAGTTCTAAGAATTTACAAAAATGGAAAGATCAAGGTATTGATATTGCTAAACATGCTAAGACAGAAGGATATGCGATGACAGGAGCAGATAAAAAAACAACGTTTTTATTTAGGGATTTAGTAGACACATCAAAAGATTTATTTAAAAAAGCCTCAGCCCCAGAACAATATGAAATTGCATTTAAACTAGGTTGTGTTGGTGGTAATGCAGATGGAGGTAGAATTGGTTTTGCTTTAGGTACTGGAACAGTAACTTGTGTTAATAAAAAACTTGCAGATGAAACTCATTTACCAAAATTAACGGCACTAGACGATTCATCGCCTTTACTAGGTAAAATGAAAAATGCAGCAAGTACATTTTTTAATGTTGCCAAAAAAGGTGGAAGGTTTGGAGCGTTCGCTGCAGCCGGTGCCGCAACCGCAGGACTTGTTAAAGAATTTAGAAATGATGATCCATCAACTTATTTATCAAATGAGAATCAACAAAAGAATATGTTAATCGATATGTTAACACAACCTGTGTCAACTCCAACAGAGACACCAAGTACAGCGTTCGGTGATGCACAACTACCCGCTATTGGTGCAGTAACTGCAGCAGGTATGGTACCAGGTGGAGCAGAATTATATAGACAAAGAACTGGAGCAGGCAGCATGAAGAGACCATTAGGCGGTCCCCGTTTAGATGAAGAAGGTGCCAAGATTCTTAAAAACAGAGTTAGTCCAGCTAGAGCAGCCCTTGGTCCCATGTCCGGGTTACTTGGAAAAGGATTAGCGGCTACAGGAACACCACTAGGAATGTTAGCACTAGAACCTTTGTACATTGGTCAACAAATTGCTGATGGAGATTCAGCAGGCGAGATTGCAACTAACCCATTAAATTATTTAGGCCCTGCGTTTGCAGGATCTTTATCAAAAGAAGCAACAAGATTTGCTGGTCCAAAGATGGCAAATATTATGAGATTAGGAATTAGTCCAACAGCTTTAAAAACTGTATCAAGAAGATTTGGATTACCGGGACTTGGGGTATCTGCTGGTATCAGCGCATATGAAATGTATCAAAACAAAAAAGCAGGAAGGGGGCTATTCGATGACGGTTAAAAATAAAACACTTGTTGCAAATATGCAACATGTAAAATTTAAAGAAATCCCACCATTAAAGGGGCCAGACTCACAAGGCTTGAATGTTTCTGTAAAACAGTCTACAACAATAAAGAACTCGGAGAATATAAATGGCAGATATAGACAAAGCTCTACCAAACGTAGAGACTGAAATTAAAACACCTAGCGATGAAGAAGTAGCAATCTCGGAACAAGAAACCGAAGAAGCACAGGTTGGACCTGATGATATTGATATTGTCCAAGAAGAAGATGGTAGTGCTACAATTAATTTTGATCCTTCAGCAGTCAATCAAGAAGGCGGGGAAGCTCACGGAGATAACTTAGCAGAATTATTACCGGAATCTGTTTTAGGAAAACTAGGTTCAGAACTTGCAGAAAATTATCAAACATATAAATCAGCAAGAAAAGATTGGGAAGATTCTTATACAAAAGGATTAGACCTTTTAGGATTTAAATACGAAAACCCAACACAACCGTTTCAAGGAGCTAGTGGTGCAACTCACCCAGTTCTAGCAGAAGCTGTTACACAGTTTCAAGCACAAGCTTACAAAGAATTATTACCGGCTAATGGCCCAGTACATACTCAAACTATTGGCTTAATAAATAGACAAAAAGAAGACCAAGCACAACGTGTTAAAGAATTCATGAACTATCAAATCATGGACGTGATGAAAGAGTACGAACCCGAGTTCGATCAAATGCTTTTTTATCTCCCTCTTAGCGGCTCTTCTTTCAAGAAAGTTTATTACGATGAACTACTTGGAAGAGCCGTTTCAAAGTTTGTCCCAGCAGATGATTTATTAGTTCCCTATACTGCAACTTCATTACAAGATGCAGAAGCTATTATTCATGTTATTAAAATGTCAGAGAATGATTTAAGAAAAAAACAAGTAGCAGGTTTCTATGTTGATATAGAATTAACACCTGGCTACAATGAAGAAACAGAAGTAGAGAAAAAAGAACGAGAACTAGAAGGTGTAAAAAGAACTAGAGATGAAGATATTTTTACGGTTCTAGAAATTCATGTTGATTTAGATTTAGAAGGTTTTGAAGACAAAGATTCTACTGGAGAAGAAACAGGAATTAAACTTCCATACATTGTAACAATAGAACTTGGCAGTAGAGAAGTATTATCAATTAGAAGAAACTATACGGCAGGTGATCCTCTTAAGAAAAGACAAGATTACTTTGTGCATTTTAAATTTTTACCTGGAATGGGTTTTTATGGTTTTGGTTTAATTCATATGATCGGTGGACTGTCTAGAACAGCAACCACTGCATTAAGACAATTACTAGATGCAGGTACTTTAAGTAACTTGCCTTCAGGATTTAAACAACGTGGAATACGTGTTAGAGATGAGGCTCAATCAATACAGCCTGGCGAATTCAGAGATGTCGATGCACCTGGTGGAAACATTAAGGATGCATTTATGCCCCTACCATTTAAAGAACCATCACAGACTTTATTGCAGTTGATGGGTACGGTAGTTGCGGCAGGGCAAAGATTTGCCTCCATCGCTGACATGCAAGTCGGGGATGGCAATCAACAGGCGGCTGTTGGAACGACTATAGCTCTATTAGAACGTGGTTCAAGAGTCATGTCAGCAATACATAAAAGATTATATGTAGCGATGAAAAGTGAATTTAATTTATTGGCAGGAGTTTTTAAAACTTATTTACCACCTGAATATCCATATGATGTAGTTGGTGGACAAAAAAATATTAAAGTAGCAGATTTTGATGACAAAGTAGATATTATACCTGTTGCTGATCCTAATATTTTTTCTCAATCACAAAGAATATCAATGGCACAAACAGAATTACAACTAGCTCAATCTAATCCTGGAATGCATAATTTATATGAAGCATACAGACACATGTATGAAGCGATTGGTGTAAAAAACATTGATCAAATTTTACCACCACCCGTTGAACCAAGTCCAATGGACCCTGCTACTGAAAATATTTTAGCAATGTCTAATAAACCGTTTCAAGCTTTCAAAGGACAAGACCATCAAGCGCATATTACAACCCATTTAAACTTTATGGCTAGTAATGTTGCAAGAAATTCACCGGTTGTTATGGCAACTTTAGAAAAAAACATTTTTGAACACATATCTTTAATGGCACAAGAGCAATTAGAAGTAGAATTTAGAGAAGAGATAGGTCAATTAATGCAAATGCAACAAATGGCACAACAAAATCCGCAGATGGCACAAAATCCGCAGATGCAACAACAGATGATGTCACTATCAATGAGTTTAGAGTCTAGAAAAGCTAAATTAATTGCAGAATCTACTGAAGAGTTTAGAGATGAAGAAGCAAAAATTACTGGAGAGTACGGTGGAGACCCAATTGCTAAATTAAAAGCTAGAGAACTAGATTTAAAAGCTATGAATGACGAAGCAGAGCGAAAAGAGTCTGAAGAAAGAATAAATTTAGACAGATCTAAGCAAATGATGGGTCAACAACAGTTTGATGAGAAATTAGAGCAAAATGAAGAGCTAGCAGAGCTTAGAGCAGACACTTCGTTGACTAAAACACAGATGGGAATTGACTCTAAAAGAGAAAATGACCTTATGAAACAAATGGACGTTAGGATCTTGAAAGGTCCGCAAAGATAGTATACAATAATCACTTAGGAGAAAAATATGAAACCAAAAACATTTTTTACAAAGAACAATCCAAACTACGTTGGACCAGTTGTATCAGATACACCTAGAGCGGATGGAACTAATACATGTACAACTAATTCAGATGGATTTGCAACTGGCGGAGTAGAGATTAAAGTACCTTTAGGAGAAC